AGATGTGTATAAGAGACAGGTAGAGGATGGGGCGGGGTTTTTGAGATTGAATGTGGATATGAGTTTTGGTGAAACGAGTAACTTGCTGAGCAGCCTTTTGCGAGACAAGTTGGAAGATGCGTATGTTGAAAGTGTATATGATGATTTCTTCATTTATGAAAATGACGGTGCTTTGTTTAAGCAATTATATGTTATCAAGGAAGGCGGTGTGGAATTTGCTGATGGTCCTCAAGAGGTTATTCGTGTAGTAGAGTATCGTACGAAAGACGGGACGTTTGTGGCTAATTTTAGTGGAACAATTGAAATGGTTAATAGAAAGGAAATTGAAATGGATAAGAAAGTGATTGTAGATGGTCTTATTACCAACGAGACTACTCATTGGGATGAAAAAGACCGTGAGAAACTAATGAAGATAGATAAGGGCGACTTGGAAAAGATGGTCCCCATCGTCAATGAAACCGAGGAAAAGGTAGTAATTGATGAGACTGCTACCGAGGAAAAGGTAGAGGAAAAAAGGACAGACAAACAAGTGGATATTGAAAGCAAAGTGGAAACCAATATTGAGGAGAAGAAGCCTACTACATTACAAGAATGTATTACGACGTTTCCTCTGAAAATACAAAGGGTGCTTATTAACGGCATCAAATCTTATGAAGCTGATGTGGCGAATGTCATTGAAAAAATTACTGCTAATGAAAAGAATACATTTACCAAAGAGCAGTTAATGGAAAAGGATTTGGAAGAGCTTCGACAAATTGCAGTATTGGCTGAGGAAGATAATGATGAGTTGGTAACGAACTTGCCTAATTATGGTGGGCAAGCTCCGGTGGTTAATCGTGATGGGTATATAGAGGAGCCTTTGCTTGCTCCGACAGTGAATGATTTTGTTGGGGCAAAAGAAGATTCCTAATGTATTTTGCTTTTGATGACGACTGTTTATGAATGGTAAATAAAAGGTTTAATGGAAAGGTTTAACAATGGCTAATCGAATTCATTCGGCGGGTACTTACCGGCACGAAGAGCATACTGCAGATGTGGCCGGTATTTATCCGGGTATGTTGTTAGAGGTTGATTCAAGTAATCAAGTATTACCCCATTCGTCTGTGGGGGATATAGCTGAGGCTTTGTTTGCTGAAGAGGATGCTTTGCAGGCGAATACTGTTGACACGGTTTATACTATTGAAAATGTCGTGTCTTGTATTTTACCGAATAAAGGTAGTGAAGTAAGGGCCTTGATTCAGGCTGACCAGGATATTGCAATTGGCGATAAACTTGTTAGTGGTGGTGATGGGACGCTTATTGAGCGTACTGCAACGACCCAAAGGGTTATAGCATACGCAATGGAAGCGTGTGATTTGACTGATTCCGGTGCAGTTAACACTTTGGCCAGGGTGCGAGTTATCTAATTTTGCTTTCGAGGAAAGAAGTGAAGTTAAGTGAATTGTTTTTGTTTGTTTGAAAGGATTTACAATGGATTTTATTATGAACGGTCAGGCCAGTGGCGATGTTGCAAGTAAGTTGTTGGCCTCTAATTTTAATGTTAATGCTTTGCGGCCCTATATTGGGAAAGATGGGAAAAGTTATATCACCCAAAACGATAGGTATAGCAAACCCAAAGCTGTGCCTTTGGCGGCTAATGCTACAGCGACGTTGCGTAAGGACGACTGGATACATTTGGACGAAGCTGTTCTTAAAGTAGCTCGTGAAAGATTACGTGCCGTGGCCGACCTTTTGGGGAAGGGATTGACTTATAGCATTCCTAATGGAATGGGAAAATCAGTGTTCCAAACTGAAACGCAAAGTGACATTAACGATGCCTCTATCAGTATGGACGGATTAAGGGATAATCCTAATGACCGTCCCGTTTATGAGTTGACAAATTTACCGTTGCCAATAACTCATAAGGATTTTATGTTTTCGGCTCGGCAGATTGCTATTTCTCGTAGTGGTAATTCACCGCTTGATACAACGATGGCCGAACTGGCTGCCCGCAAAGTGGCTGAAAGTAATGAACAGATGTTATTGGGCAGGCTATCTACTTATGTATATGGTGGTGGCACTATTTATGGCTACACCAACTATCCGGCGCGTAGAACAGCGACTTTCACTTCTCCGGCGGCTGCTGGCTGGACTGGTAGCACATTGATAACTGAATTGTTAGGTTTGCGTCAGCAGATGAAAAACATTCATTACCACGGCCCGTGGTTGCTGTACAACGCTCCAAGTTGGGACACGTATCTTGATGAAGACTTCAAGACTGCTTTGGCTACTACACTTCGTGAACGTATTCTTTCTGTTGGGGATTTTGTAAGTTTGAATACATCGGATTGGTTGCAGAATTATGATATTCTGATGGTTCAAATGACTGCTGATGTTGTACGCGAAGTAATCGGTATGAATACCACTACGGTTCAGTGGGATTCATTCGGCGGCCTTCAAGTCAACTTCAAAGTTATGAACATTATGGTTCCCCAAATGAGGGCCGACCAAAACGGTTCGACCGGAATTGGCCACGCTTCTGTTTGATTGTGAATGTCAGGTGAAAGTAAATTCTTGTAATATCAATAGGATTTCTTCGGAAAGGACTATATTATGCTGTTTAAGCTCAAGGATAAAGTAGGTGGGCATTCAGAGAACGGAAAGATTTACAAGGCTGGTGATACAATAGAATCACCGCACGATTTGGTTGATTTGTTTCCAAACAAGTTTATTCGTGTAGACAATGTTTCGGCAGGTGGGGAAGGGATTGCTGTCCCGGCGACACCGACAATTCCCGAACCCACGAAAGGTGAGGGGGTATCTATTCCTCCGCCCCCCTCACCTGAATCTAAACTGGAACCGGAATCACCTGTAGAAAGTAAGCACGGTGTGGATATCACCGATGAATTTCCAATTGCATCTAAGGTTCAATTGCAGGTGTTTAAGAAAGGTGCTTGGTACACAGTTGTTGATCCTGATGACGGTGAAGTTATGAATGAGAAGAAATTGAGGGCTTCTCAAGTTACTTCATTTTTGCAGGAGTATGAGGAGGATTAAAAATGCCTCCCTGGAAGCCTGAATCAAAATGGAAGGGTCAGGATGTTTTTGTAATTGGCGGAGGGGATTCTTTACGCAATTTCGATTGGACTTTCTTCAAGAATGAATTGACAATAGGTTGTAATACAGCTTTCAGATTGGGAAAGGACGTTTGTAAAATATGCTTTTTTGGTGATGCAAAATGGTTCAAAAAATTTAAAAGGGACTTAAATCAATACGAAGTTACAGGTGGTGTGATTTTTACATCGGCTCCCCAACTATACAAAACCCGATTGTCTTGGCTGTGGACTATGGGACGTGAAGCCAGAGGGCTTCACACCGACGCATTGGGTTGGAATGATAATACTGGGGCGAGTGCTGTAAATCTCGCTTTGATTCTTGGTGCAAAGACGGTTTATCTCTTAGGCTTTGATATGAAACTATCGAAAGAAGGTAAATCTAATTGGCACGACCATCTTATCGCCAAACCCTCCGAAAGTGTATATCCTAAATTTGTAACGGGATTCCAATTTGTGAAAAAGGATTTGCCTAAAGTATTTCCAGGCCGTCAAATTATCAACATTACCGATGATAGTTGTTTGGATTGTTTTCCGAAGATTTCTGTGAAAGATTTTTTTGCAAAAAGAAAGGAGCAAGTATGATGCTTGAATGGATAGGAGACCATTATGTAGAGTGGTTTGCTTTGATAGGGGCGGCGTATACTGCGGCTCGGACTATTGTAGTTATAACGCCTACACCGCGAGATGACAAGGCATTAGATGAGATAGGTATTTGGCTGAAAGCATTAGCGAAGATATTTGGATTTGATTTGAAGCAGGGTGCTGTGAAAAAAGACAAGAACAATAGTTCTCCTTCTGCCGGACAACAGGCAGCGAATGCAATTGTTTTGCTGTGCTGCCTGTTGTTCCTTTCTGGCTGTGCTTCTGAGTTTCAGCAAAATCCGCAAGCTGAATTGTTGGTGGCCCAAAAAAGTTTTGCCGCGACGGTGAATGTTTTAACGGAGTTACAACTGGCGGGCGAATTCAAACCGAAACAAACTAAACGAATTACAAATTTGATTTACCAGGGACGCGATTACTTGTCCGAATGGGATTTGATGTTAGAGAATGGTGAGGAAGCCCCCGACATAGCGACACATTTTAGGAATGTACTGACCAAATTGATAGAATATCAACTTATGAAAGGGGGTGATAAATAATGCCTGTGGATATTGCATCTATTCTGTTGATTATAAAACTCATTGCAGATGGTATAGGCGTAGTTGAGGAAATTTCTGAATTGGCTAAAAGAGTCCAGGCCGGAGAAATCATTTCACCCGAAGAAATAGCAGCAGCCCGTAAAGAAGTTGAGGCGGCTGTGAACAGGTGGGACAACGCTGTAAATGAAAGTGATGGTAACGATGGCGAACAGGACGACTCCGACTCTGGTTGAAGGGATTATCGAAGTTGATGCTGCTATTGACTTGGACCCTTTTATTACAATAGCTAATCAGTTAGTAACTGAGTTATGTACCGATAGTGGCTATACTGCGGTGCGTTTGGAGCTAATTGAAAGGTGGTTGTCGGCTCACTTTTACACAAATCGGGATATGAGGGCATTTCAGGAAAAGGCCGGTCCGGTTTCGGAGACAATGCAGTCCAGGGTTGACTTGGGATTTGACACTTCTCATTATGGCCAGACTGCGATGCGAATGGATACGGACGGTAATTTGGCTAAATTGAATGAGGATATTAAGAAGGGTAAATCCCCGTCGGTAAGCGTGTTGTGGTTGGGGACAGAGGAAGAAACTGTTGAATAATTGAAAGGGCTTCGGATGTCTAAAGAGAAGAATGGTAACAATATAGTAAGGAATTTCTTGTTGTATGCAGTACCTTTTCTCAGTGTTATTTTTGCTGTGGGGATGGGATATGCTTCTCTGAGAAAAGATGTTCTTATAAATTCTGAGAGCCTTCATTTCAATGACTTGGCTATTATAGAGGCCAAGGCAAAGGCCCAAAGAAATCGGGAAGATATTATCACTATCCAATCCGATATTAAGTATATCAAATCTGGTGTTGATGATATTAAGAAGATGCAAATGGAAAATGGTAATTAAGAATGTCCATTATAAATCGAATGCGAAAACAGGATGGTGTGTACTGGCCTTTGGCTTCAGATGAAAGTGGTGGTGTTGATTTTGATGATTATGGACAACCTCAATGGGCAGACCCGATACCAATAAAGTGCCGATGGGACGATGCTGTTGAGGAATTTATTGGGCCGGATGGCACTCGTGAATTGTCTAAGGCCAAAGTCTATGTTGACTGTGATGTGGATATAGGTGGTGTTTTGATGTTAGGTGAAATTGCAGATATTGTTGAACCTGTGAACATCAAGGAAAACGAAGGTGCTTGGGAAATAAGAGGTTTTCTCAAGAATCCGAATTTGAGAGCAACTGAATTTTTGCGAACGGCGATATTGTAATGGCTCGATTGATAAAAATATCCGGGCTGCCTACCGTGCTGCGAAACCTTCGTAGTGCTAATGATAAAATTGGTATGGGGATAGGCCGTGGTTTGAAAAGAGCCGGGATATTCTTACAACGTGAGAGTATGAAAATTGTTCCTGTTGATTTGGGTAATTTGAAAGCAACTGCAACCACTCGAAATGTAGGTGGAATCGGTTTTCGCACTGATATAATTGTAAGTTACGGTTCTTCCGCGTGTGATTATGCTATATATGTTCACGAAAATTTGGAGGCATTGCACGGCGAAAGGTTTAATGTAGCGTATGCTGATAGGATTGCATCAGCCACTACACCTGCTCAAAAAAAGAAATGGTCCAAACGCGGACCAAATCAACAAGCTAAATTTTTAGAGAAGCCTGCCAGAGAAAAGAAATCTGAAATAATTGCAATCATAACCAGAGAGGCAAAACGACTTTGATAGTGTCTGTGTTAAAAGATGTTGGAGCTTTACGTAAAGATGGTTCAGTAGCATTGGCCGGTGCTTGGGATATGGGGAGTCAGGTTGTTACTAATGCTAATATAGATTCAGGCAATATAGCTAATGCTGTGATTAATGCTGAGTGGGATGCAGCATATAGTTGGGGCGACCACGCCTTAGCAGGATATTTGACGGTTGAAGTTGATCCTATTTTTTCAGCCAGTGCTGCAGTGGGCATAATGTCTGGAGATATAACGAATTGGAATACGGCTTATGCTCATTCGCAATTGATTGTAGGGAATCCGCATCAAGTGACGCCTGCTGAATTGAGTTTGGTGATAGGTACGGATGTTCAAGCGTTTCACGTTAATTTGATGAGTTTGTCGGTGTTGGTTTATGCTTCGGTTTCTTTTGTTAAGATGACGGCAGCCGACACATTTGCTTTGGATACTAATACATATTCGCTTTCCAATCATCTTCATAATGGGGATACTTTACAGCACGATGCAGTAAACAGTGATGGGGGAGCTTTTGGTTTTACTACCACTGGAACAGTTACCTTTAACCAGAAGATATATGCTAACAACTTTGAATTTGACGATACGAATCAAAGTACTTCAATAGGTACAAATGCTGAGGGTGTTTTATTAGCTGGTGTTACATCTTTAGGATATTCGGCATCAAAAGGTAATACTAAAACCTATGTTACTACGATAGGTCATTCAGCAGGTTTAGATAATACGGGTGCAGGGCAGACTGCTATTGGGCATAATGCTGGAAATACTAATTCTGGTGCATCACAAACAGTATTTGGTTTTGGTGCAGGTTTTCAAAATTCCGGTGCATCGCAGACTGCTTTTGGTTCTAATGCGGGTTTTCAAAATACGGGTGCAAATCAAACTGCTTTTGGCAATCCTGCTGGTTATGCTAATACAGGTGCCAATCAAACAGCACTTGGTAGATATGCAGGATATAAAAATTCTGCTACAGACCAATCAGTTTTTGGTTCATATTCCGGTCATTTTAACACAGGTATTTGGCAGTCTTGTTATGGTTCATATTCCGGTCAACGAAATACTGGTAGTTATTTAACAGCCTTTGGACCTTATGCAGGACAATATAATGATGGTGATTATAATTCAGCTTTAGGTTATAATGCTTTTAATACGTTTGTCGAAGATGCAGGAAGTGCTGTTACTTTTGACAATGTAGATGTAGATACAGCAAATAATCGGGTGACTATCGTAGGCCACGGTATAGGAGCCATCGGAACTTATCATAATTTGAAATTTACAGAGGGTTCAGCACCTTTGCCGATTCTTGTTGATGGTACTGTTTATCTTTGGAAAGTCATTAATGCAAACACTTTAGAACTACTCTTCGATTTAATGATACAGCAGGGTACTGGAGTAGGTCATAAATTAACCCCACAGTTAATCTATACAAATTCAACGGCAATAGGCTATAATGCCGAGCCGGATGCTTCTAATCAGGTGATGTTGGGGGATTCCAATGTAACTGAGGTGAGGACTACTGGGACAGTAAATGCCGGTGGTGGATTTGCAGACAATGGTGTAGCCGGAGTGGATGGGTCTTTTGTGGATAATAATGGGAATACTGTAACCGTAAATGGTGGAATTATAACGTCATTAAGTTAATTTTTGGAAAGGATATAACGATGGTTTTAGACACAACACAAAGTGTATTTGGCCCCGATGGTAAACCTTTTATGAGGTTAATTGATGGGAAGGAAGAACCCTGGATATTGGGTGATATTATTGTCCACGCTTTAGGTAATGCTCCTGTTTTGGAGAAGACCTTAATAAAGATGCTTGAGCGTTGGGATTTGGCCAAAAAATTTCAGTTTTCAAATTGTGAGATTTCGATAGCTGAAGCAAAATTGATTCAGGATTGTATGCTAGTCACTTTCCAGTCTTTTGTAGTAGCATCTGTTTCAATCATATTGGAGGATAATGCAAGTGGACTGGATGAAGGAAAGAAAGAAGTTAAAGAAGATATTAAAGAAGAAATGGTAGAGCAAGCCAAGGAAGATTTGAAAAAAGTAAATGGCGAATGAAATTCCATTTGGTTGGGAACCGGGTAATATACTAACTGCTAATATCTACAAAGCAGATGGGACCAATAGAGATTTATTGGTATCAATGCCGGAAACGAATGTAGGTGTAAGTGGTGTTTATATTGGTTCATCTACTCTTGTGGAGGCGGGTGACTTAGTTCTTATTGATGACGGTATTGATAAAATTGGTTTTGCTGTTTATCAACCGGATGTGACAATTGCAGGTGGGTCGATAACTGCTGCTGAAATTGTAGATGCTTTGATGGCAGATACACGATTTACTGCCGGTGGTGCTATGACTTATGAAGTATTGTTAAAAATATTGGCGGCTTGGTCTGCCGGGAAGTGGCAATTGAAAACCGGTACAACCGACACTTATCAATTATTGGATGCTTCTGATGGGACAACTGTTGTGATGGAAATTGTGTTGTCCCAAACCAGTCCGTATAAGACGGTAACGATAGTATGAGTAAAATAATAGTCGGTGACAATTACATAGCTGCTGCGACAGGAGGGTCGTTGATTTTAACGTCCCTTCGTACTACGCAAGGAAGCGATATATTAGTCAATTCCCCGGCTACTGTTATTGCCGAGTATATTATACAAACATTGGCTTTGATGACCCGTCCGTCTGTGCAGGGAAATTGGCCTTTGTATGTAGCATCTATGCCGGATGGTGATAATGTTGAGACCAATGTCGGTGCGGTCTATGATACTTTGGGGATTAAAGATGGGCGGTTAATGATTGGTTCTATGATTCAGCATTATGGTATGCAAATTCGTATTCGTTCCAGAGAGTATAATGAAGGATTTGAAAAGATTGAAGATATTGTATCCGACTTGGATGCTGTGTTGAATCAAACAATTGAAATATCACCGTTGGAATATGAGATTTTGAATGTATCTCGAACATCACCAATAGTACCTTTGGGATTGGAAAGGGATTCTACGAAAAGACGATTTTTGTTCACAACTAATTTCCTTGCAACTATTAAGGAATTGACGGGCTGATGGGTATAGAACTGATAAATACACCAGCTTCTATTATGGCCACTTATATTATAGGTGAAGGATTGATGACTGTGCCTTCGGCAAGAGCCACTTGGCCTTTATATGTGGCCTCTTTACCGGACGGTGCTAATGTTAAGGTTAATGCCGGGGTTGTTATAGGTGTGAGTGGTTCTAAAGACGGACGCTTGATGAGTAGTGGTGAGGTGATAAAACATCAGGGTATTATATTCAGATTGCGTTCCTCTAATTATGAAAAGGGTTATAAGAAAATAGAAGCTATTGCATTTAAGTTAGACAGAATAGACAACTCATCTGTCGTAGTGGATGCACAAAGTTATGAATTGAAAAACGTTTCACGTGATGGTCCTGTTAATACCTTGGGATTAGAAGAAGGGACCAAGAGACGGTTTTTATTTGAGGTAGGTTTTTCAGCAACAATAAAGAATGTGACAGTTTAGTTTTTGAAAGGGATTTACGATGTCCGAACGAATAGACGATGGCTTTTCTACTACAATAACGTTCTCCGCCGGTACGAGCGGAGTGACTTTGTTGTTATGGGAAAAAGAGGTTACACCTCCAGGTGCTTCGATGGGTGGTGGTAATGATGTCACCACAATGCGGAATACAGCTTGGAGAACGATTTCACCCAAACATCTAATGACTCTGACTGAATGTTCGTGTGTTGTGGCCTACAACCCGGAAGTTTATGATGAGATTATCGCAATGTTGGGAACGAATCAATCTATTATAATTACTTTCCCCGATGATTCGACTTTAACGTGGTGGGGATTTATTGATTCGTTTACACCCGGTGCTATTGTTGAAGGTGAGCAGCCTACGGCGGACCTTGCTATGGTCCCAACTAATCAGAATGGTTCTCAGGTTGAAACTGCTCCAGTGTATGCAGCGTAGAAATGCGTTCTAAGCGGTTTTAACCCAAATTAGGGTGGAAACTATGGGTAGGGCTGTAAAATCGCGTTAAAACGCAACCTCGTGTGAAAAAATGCTATGTATGATGGTGATTTAACAGATTGGAAAGGACAAAATTATGGATAAGTTAGAATTCAACTTGTCGTTGAAAGAAATGCCGGTGGAGATTGTTGATACTACCGGTGCAAAAAAGCAATATATTTTGAAGGAGTTGTCCGGACAAGCTCGTGACACTTTCCTTACAGATATGGCGAAGCGATGTAATTTCGGGCCCAGCGGTCGAGTCCAAAATATAAAAAATTTCCAAGGGCTTCAAGCTGGGCTTTTATCGCTTTGTTTATACGATGAGCAAAGTGTTTTAATAAAGAAGGATGTGTTACAGACTTTTCCATCCAGTGTTTTGAGTGGTTTATTTGAAGCGGCCCAGACTTTGAGTTCTTTAGAGACAGGTGGTTCTGGTACGGAAAAAAACGATTAAAGGGTGAGGTGCTGGCTTGGTATAGATTAGCGTCTCATCTACATCTTCCGTTGCAGGAATGCAAGGCCAAGACAACATCGTCTGAATTTGTAGCTTGGCAAGAGTATTTGTTATTGGAGAACACTTTTGAACGAACGGAGTATTACTATCTTGCTTCGATTGCTGCTGAGATTAGGCGTAGTTATGTTAAGTATCCAAGGCGTGTAAAATTGAAGGATTTCATTTTGAAATTCAAATCAAAACCTGAGCATCAAATGAAGCCTTTGTCCGAAGAAGAAAAGAAAGGAAGGATTAAAATGTCTAAAAGTTTTTGGTTTGGTGCTTTAGGTTTGAAAAGGAAGAAATAATATGGCATTTGGTATGAACATTGGTAATTTATTGGTGCATCTTAGGGCCGACGCCTCTCAGTTTCAGGCCACGATGGGCAGAGTGTCAAGAACTCTCAAAGGGACTGTAAATCTTATAAGTAAGCATAATGCTGTCTTAATGAAATATGGAAGGAGATTGGCCATTGCCGGTGCTGGGATTGCGGCAGCATCAGTCAAGGCGTTCGCATCTTTTGACGATGCTATGGTTAAATCTCTTGCTATCTTTGCGGATGTATCAGATGAGATGAGAGAGGAGATGAGAAAAACCGCTCTCCAGATGTCAACAGAAAGTGTTATTTCAGCCACTGATTTGGCTAAGGGTTATTTTTACTTAGGTTCTGCGGGATTAAATGCGGCTCAATCTATTAAGGCTTTGGATGTTGTAAATACACTTGCCGTTGCTGGGAGTTTTGATTTAGCTAAGGCCACTACATTGGCTGTTGATGCGCAAGCTGCTTTGGGTTTGGAATCCCAGGATACTGAAATACATTTGAAAAATCTGACTAAGGTGACTGATATTCTTGTTGGGGCGAATACTTTGGCCAACGCTACAACGGAGCAATTTGCCGAAGCTCTTCAAATTTCCGGCCCTCTTATGAAACAATATGGTATAAGTATTGAAGGGGGTACTGCTGCGTTGGCGGCGTATGCTAAAAGTTCTAAAAAGGGAGCGGTTGGTGGTGAATTTTTCTCTCGAATGGTGAGATTAACAGTTAAGGCATTTGTTGATAATGAGGTTGAATGGAAAAAACTTGGGGTTTCAATAGTAGATGCCGAAGATAATATGAGGGCTTTTTCCGATATAGGGAAAGACTTAACTAAGGCATTGGAAGGGATGGGTGTTACTGTGAGAGCGAGGGCTTTGGATTTATTGGGATTTCAAGCCCGTTCTCAGCAGGCTATTTTTCCCCTATTAGGAATGGGGGATGCAGTGGCGGAATTTGAGGAAAAATTAGCCAAAATGAGTGAAACCGCCAAAAGGTTGGCAGAGGCGAACTTGAAATCTTTTAGTGCTCAAATGAAAAAGTGTTGGAATCAAATCAAAGTTGTGGCCATATCAATAGGAGAGAGACTGGCCCCTGAATTACTAAAGATGACGAAATGGTTTGAAGAGAATCAATGGTTGGTTACGCAATGGGCTGAAAAAATAGCGGATAGGGTTATATTTGTGATGGATGTATTCAAAGATTTTGTTTTGTTAATTAAGGATGATTTACCTGCTGCCTTGGCGGGGTTTTTTAATTTGTCAATTGTTCTTATAAAAGCCTATGCAAAAGTGCTTATTGATATGGTTTTGAGAGTTGGTAAGGGTATTTGGGTTGCTTTGAAAGAGAGTTTGATGCCTGATAAAGCAGGCAAGCAAGAGATATTGGATGCCTATAAAAGGTTGGGTGGTGAAATAGGTCTTACAGCGGGTAAACGTATTTCTATTCCTATGCCCGAACAGCGTGGTTTGATTTCAATGACTCCTGCTATTAAACAAATGTGGGTTGACCCGATTAAGTGGGGTGTTGCTGAAACAACAATACAAAATGAAAAATTAAGAAAGAATATAGATAATGTATTTGAAGGACTGCCGGAACGGCTTGGTCAAATAATGGAAGATGCAAAACAAGAATTATCTTCCGGGACCGGGGCTTTTGCCGATATATTTAGAAAGCGTTTTGCCGACCTTGCTGAAAGAGATGCACAACGTGCTAATGATTTTTGGAAAGACATTAAAAAAGCTGCCGGACCTTTTATTAGTATTTTTGATGATTTTAGGCAAGACTTCACTTCGTTTTTCTATGAGTCGCCTCGATTGGTAGGTCCATTAGTAACGGGTCTGAAACAGATACCTCCAGTGCTTGAAGAAATGAATAAAGAGTTGACTGAGGGTGAACAAAATATGCGGGATATGCTCGGTGCTCTGGATGAGGAGTATCGTTTATTAGGTTTAATAGATGATGAAAGGGAACGTGCTGAGAAGTTAATCAAGTTTAGAAAGCTGGCTGAAAAAGAATATGGAATTGGTTCTAAGAAATCCATTGAAGCTATAAATAGATATGAGGAAAGATTAGACAAGCTAATCAAGGGCCGTCGAGGCCCGGCTGCGTTTGTTGTCGAGTTGAAACAATGGGAAAATGAAGCATCTAATGTTTTTCAAAATTTGGGTGAGATTGCAGCAAGTTCCCTTGATAAAATATCATCATCTATAACGGATTTAGTAATGACGGGGAAAGCTGATTTCAAATCACTTGCCCAAACAATTCATCGGGAAATATTACAAATGATTATTCGAGCACAAATGGCTAACATTGTAGGTGGATTGCTTGGAGGAGTATCTGGAGGTGGGATTGGTGGTGGTGCTGGAGTAGGGATGATGATAGGTGGATTATTTGCTGGTGGTATGGGTGGAGGGGGTAGTGCAGGAGCGGGGGCGACTACAACTACCGGTGGAGGTGGTGGAACAACCCCTGCTTGGCTGACATCGGCTTATCATAAAGGTGGGGTGGTTGGCCAGACTGCAATGAATCGTATGGTTCCTGGGGCTGCTTTTGCCAATGCAAAACGTTATCATAATGGGTTGGGAGCGGATGAAAGGCCTGGAATCCTTCAAACTGGAGAGGTGGTATTGTCTCGTGGTAATGTGGCCCAATTGAAAAAAGATAGTGAGAGAGGAGAGTCCCCGACAATAGTTAATAATTACCATACGAACGTCAAGGCGTGGGACTCTAAAAGTGTTGGCCAGATGTTAGCTGAGAATCGAGACGTAGTTGCATCGGTGACAAAACAAGCAATGAATACAAATCATCCTTTGAGGCGATATGGCCCCAGGGGCGGAGAATAAAATGGATGTAGTATTAAATGATGTTGTATTTGATGCTTCCGGGATGGGAAACTTCGATGAAGTACTTCCCCTTACTAAGTTCTTCGATTGGCAGACGGACATAGTACGGATGGACACAAAAATCGAGCAACGTAATCAAATCGATCCACGACCTCAAAGGCGTTGGGCTTTGAACTGGGGGGTGATGGATGAGGATGCTCGTGATAAAGTAATTGAAATGTTTCATCGGGCAAGAGGTCGTTACGATACGTTTCTTTACACGGATAGGCACGATTATTCTTGTTCGGCAACTGAATGTTCTATTACGGCGGTGGGTGGAGAGACGACAACCCAGCTTCTCAAGAATTATTATGTAGGCGAAACTGAAACTTGGAGTGAAAACAAGAAAGACATTGTACCGAGTACGACTTATGCCCCAGTGATAAAAATAGATGGTGTAGTACAAACAGAAGATTTGAATTTTACTTTAGATGACAGTGCCGGAATTATAGATTGGGCTGACCCTGGGCTGGCTGCTCCCGTAGGTGCTTTAGGTGCAGGGGAAGTGGTGACAGTGGACTATCAATTTTATTTTCGGGTGAGATTTGATAGTGACCGTTATCGTGATTTTCAAAATCTACGTGAATTTTGGAGCAATCCTGCTTTGAGTTTAATTGAGGTAATTCCCTCTTGATTAGTGTAAATGCAAATTTTGCTGCGGCCATTGCTGAGGATTTGGTTAAAGTCGCTGAGTTATACGAGATAACGCTGGCTAATGGAGTCACTTACTATTACACGTCCCATTCGGCAGATATAAGTTGGAGTAATGAATATACGGCTATTCCTGTAACCCGTTCTCAAATTTCGTACAAAATGAATTTGGAATCAGACGATGTTACGGTGACTTTGGGGAACATTTCTGGTTTATTGTATAGTATTCTACAAAACAATTCGGTGGATGGGGCAAATATAGTTATCAAGCGAGTGCTTTGGGATGAGACGTATGCCGCCGATATGGAAATGACTATTTTTCAAGGTCGTGCGGACATTGAATTTAATCGCAGGGACTTAATTTTACACTGTCACTCGGCTTTGGATGGGTTGGGTATTCAAGTCCCGAAGATTATCTATCAAGAAGGCTGCAATAATAATCTATTTGATACATTATGCACTTTAACAAGAGCGGATTACGCATATTCGGGTTCGGCTACTGCCGACGGCGGTGACAAATTTACACTTACGGATTCTATTAGGGGGACTACGTATAAGTTGGCGTTTGATGCGGGTGATGAGGACAATCCAATTGAGATAGCTGATACTGTCACGGGACAAGTGGGTGGCGGAACGGGAAAAGTAGTGGGGATATCTTATGTTGAATCGGATTCCGGTTATATGTGGTTTGTTGAACAGAATGGTCTTCCGTTTGCTGATGGTGAACAATTGCAAAACGTTGGTGGTGATTCGGTGGACTGCGACGGTACGGCAGCAGCCGACGTCACTTTTTATGCCTTGGGTGAAGTTGAAATGACTTCCGGTAATAACGATGGTTTTAGAAGAATGATTTTGAGTCAATCGGGTGGTGATGTTGCAATGATAACGGCTTTCCCCAATGAGATAGAGAATGGTGATACTTATGATGTGTATCCCGGATGCGACGGGCGTGCGACTGAGAGTTGTTTGAACAAGTTCAATAACGTGTCTAATTTCAATGGGTATTTGTATATTCCAAAAATCGAATCGACAATAATGTAATGAGTGAGTTAGGGGCACAACTGGTTAAAGAGGTCACTAAATTTGTAGATGCAAAGGTTCATTATCAGCATCGGGGCACGTCAATGTTTGGGTGTGATTGTACGGGGATGATTATTGGGGCCTTGCGGAACTTGGGATATTTGAAGAAGTACAAATTACGCAAGTATAAGTATGATTGGAATCTTCACAGCAAAGCCGACAATCATATTGAAGAGGAGTTGATGAAATTCGCCAAAAGGGTCCCCAACAGTTTAATCGAACCGGGGGATATTCTGTTATTTCGATTTGGTAAGTGCAAGGCCCACGTGGGCGTTTTTATTAAGGATGTGATAATGGCCCATTGTTGGAAGGATGGGGGTAAGTGTTGTTATACTTTGTTAAAAGATTCGCCTTTGAGTTTGCGTTGGGTTTGTTCATATCGGCTTGATAAAGATAGACTGCTGAAAGCCTCTTGAATTATGGCAAAAGAAGGCGGTACACAATTAGCTTTTGCGATAGGTGGTGCTATTATAGGGGGGTTTGTAGGCCAGCCGCAGCTTGGATTTATGGTTGGTTCAATACTGGGGGCGGTGCTATTCCCACCCAAGACTAAAAAGGGTGATATGCCTACAATGGCGGGTTATCCCGTCCAGCGAACTAACAAAGGCACACCGCTTGCAATTGTATATGGTACGGAGAGGATTGCAGGAAATGTAATTTGGATGGGACCTCTCCAACCTTATACTATCAAGCACAAGTCCGGTGGAGGCAAAGGTGGTGGTGGTGGCTCTACGATGAGAGAGACCGCTTATCGACGGTCTTTTTTAATTTCGCTTTGTAGCGGTACTGCTAAAATTATAAGGGCCTGGCAGGGAAAAACGGAGATAGTAGTTTCATCTTTCACCAGATTTGACGGCTTTGACAATCAAGGTATCTCGGCCTTGACTGGAGAGGATTTTTCAGACTACAAACACGAGTGTTGTGCATTCTTTACCGATTGGGACTTAGGAAGTACCCAACAGATACCGAATTTTGTTTTTGAAGTTTCACAATCAGGCGACCCGTTGGGGCCTTTGGTTTGTACTCCAAATACTGCAAATAGATTGACTATCGAATATGAAATTGAAAATGTGATGGATGCAGGTGGTGTATGTTTTGCCTGTGATGTTCATCGAGCAACGGGACGGTATTTGATTAGTCGTAATCCTGATGTAGTTAGCCCACGTGAGCCAATTGTTGTTTTTGACAGGGATGACAATAATTTAAATATACATTTTGATAGTACGGGTTCGAGTGATTGGACTGCACACGATGTGATTTTAGCCGCGAGATTTTCTAAAGATGGTAAATATATTTATGCAGAAGAAAAGCGAATAGTATATTCAAGTGTTTTATGGAAATGGGATTCGACGGATGGTACTCTAATATGGAGACTTGTTATAGGTGGAAGTAGTTGGGCCTTAGAAACTGATTCAAGAGATTATGTTTATCGAATACGCGCAAGTTTTGTCCCTGATTGGGATGACTATTTAGAAAGACGTAGTCCCGATGATGGTTCAATTGTTGATACTTGGCGTAATGCTGTTGCGCCTTATGATTTGTTTATCGATGAGGATATGAAGTCCACAATAGGTGGTGTTCGGGTGTTGAAAAAGGGCAAAATGCTTTGCATAGGAGGTGATCCACATCATCCAGAGATTCACGTAGCACTTTGTGATTTAAATGACACGACAGATGTGGTTACTGCTTATACAGACGGCACAAGTGCTTTTTCTGGTGTTATATTGAATGATTATATCTATGTATTAAGTAAACAAACAATATACAAATTTGATTATGCCTTAACTTTAATAAATAAGAAGACGATGATTGGGATAGATTCAGCAGGGCATATTGCGATTGCTCCGGGAAACAGACTATATGTTACTGGAGAAACGGGGACGAGTGTTCCGAGAGTTTTGGTATATGATGTTGATTTGAATCTTGAAAATACATTTGAACCTCGCAACGCCTCCTTTCCATCTGAAATGTGGACGTGTTATGGTGAACCTGATTCTTTATATTTATATAAGGCCGGAGAACACGGTGGTGATGTGAATCCTGCCGATATTATTTATGACCTCATAACTAGCGAACAACACGGTGCTGGGATAGATACGAGTTTGGTTAATAAAGACACTTTCGACGACGTGTGGGACTACTGTTATGAAAATGACTTTTTGATTTCACTTGTTATTGATTCGCAGCGTCCGTTAGTGGATTGGCTGGATTATATTCTCAGTCATTTTCGCGGTTTTATCTATATGAGCAATGGGAAGATTTGCTTGGATTGTTTCAAGTCCGAAGCGAGTGTTGCCGCTATCGGCCGTGGTGATTTGGTTATTGAAGAGGGTGAAAATCCGGAGCCACCCGTACAAATACAAAAGCGATTCTACAATGAAACAATCAACCGAATTGAAATACTCTGGGTGAATCGAAGTAAGGATTACGATGCTTCAATTGCGACGGCAATGGATGCGGTGGACCAACGTGTTTCGTCTGTTCGCAAAAAAACGATTCAACTGTCCGGTGTCAAGCGAGCATCTTTAGCTAACAAGCTGCGGTATATCTGGTTGTTGGATTCGATGTACCGCTATACAATGTACAAATTCACATTGACCTACAAAAATATGCTTTTGGAACCGGGTGATGTGATAACATTGTCGGACGGGTTTTTAATAACGGATGAGAAGGTCCGCATTCTTAGCATTAGTGAAGATAAAGACGGCAGAGGGCTTGCGGTGGAAGCCATTGAAGATTTGTCAGAGTTGTATGCTTCTTTGGCCGCTATAACTGCCCAGGAATCTTCTTGGACGCCTGAATCGGATGTGACTCTGGCTGATGCGGCTAATGTGGCTTTCCGGGAACATCCTAATGTCGAATTACTTTTACTGAGCCTTACACCTGGTAACGAATATACGAACGGATGGTATGTATATCGAAGCTATGATGATGAAAGTTATGAATTGGTAGGTCAAGCATCCATTGACGGCATAACAGGTGGGGATGCCAACTCTGTGGGAACACTTGTGAACAATCTTGTGGAGTATCCGAACAAGGCATATCGCGGCAGCGATGTGATGGTCGTTGATATAGGGACTGTCACTGATTTGGCTACCGACATTACCGATGAGGATTTTTTGAACGGTCGAAAATTCTTGAGAGTTGATGAAGAAATAATTGGATATTATGAATGTGTTGAAACGGCCACTGAGGGTATTTGGGAAATTACGGGTTTAATAAGGGGGATGTTTAATACTAAACCTGTTGTCCACGTGCCTGGAGAATCTGTTGAAACGTTAGACGTTGATTTCTCCTATATTTATGAAGAAACTGATATCGGCCAAACATTATATTTCAAAGTGCTTTCATATTATTCCACACAGATACAGGAGATTGCGGACGTTTCAGCCGTTAGTCATACGGTGACGGGCAAGTACAAAACACCATTACCTGTTTCATTGATGAGGATAAATGGATGGGAAGGTTTGGAGACGTATAAAACGTCTATCTTAACTGTTGACTGGTATTTTTGCAGTAAAACATCCGGCTATGGTCGCGGGGGTTGGGGTATAACGCCCTGGGGTGCTTATGATAAAGATGATTCGGTCGATTCGGTGCTGATAAGATTATTGGAGACGGATGGGACTGTAATTTTATCAGAAGTTAAGGACTTGGGCGGATATTATTCCGAAGAATATCAAGTGTTAATCACCGCAGCAGAAAGGGCTGGTAAAGACCCTATTGATGTAGAGATTTCTGCTATTGGTGATTTTATTTCAGATACGCGAATGATAAGAGCGGATAGTATATGATAATTCAACCGACCGGTACAATACAACTGCCCAACTGGACCACGGTGTCAGGCTATACCTTTGGGACGGTTGACGACTCCGACTTAGTGACGTTGACGGACGGTGTTGTTACTATCAGTGGAGACCTCGTAGTCAGTAGCGATATAACGGCAGACACTCTCACCGTAAGCACTATCGTTGCAACTTCTATTGATATAGGCACAGGCGAATTGACCTGCGGGAGTATCAACAGGGTGGCGGGGACGCTGACGTTGGAAATAGGTGGGACGGCGGAGATTTCGATTACTGCTTCATCTTCTACTTTTGGTGGAAATATCATCGTTCCAAATGCAGCAACTATTGGAGCGGCTGGATTATACCTTACTTTTGATGATGCCGGGAATCGTTTGAGCATAACGGGGGGTGAGGTTAGAAGTGACAATATCATCCGAGCTTTGATATTGAGAGCTTATTATTCACCACAAGCTGAGTTTGACTGCCGAAGTTTTTCGACAACAACTGCCTTTGCTCCGCTTGTGGGATTGGTGAAATCCCACACCAATTCAATTGGAATTTATGTAGAAACTATTACAGACGATGTGCTTGGCCAATTCAGCTTTCAAGGTATAACATCCGGTTCGTCCGTTGCAGTCGGGGCTTCGATTCAAGGTAAGCAAGTCGGGGCGGCTGGAGCGAATTTCGTTCCTGCTAAGCTCGTATTTCAAACCTGGTCTTCCACTGCCGCCAATGCGAATTTACTTGTTCTCAGTCAAGATGCCAAAGTCAAGGTCAACGGTACAACCCAGTTGGGTGACGGTGGAACAACGAATTACCTTCAAGTCAGTGCGACCGGCGTAGTGAGCTTGGTTGGTTCTGCAAAACGAATCTTAACTTTGAGAGCAGAATTAGACCAGGCCAAGACAGCAGGGACCGGCAAACCTACTCAGGTAAGCATCGGTATATTCCAAGGATTTAGTTTACCCATTCACGGGGCGGATGAAGAATTATTTTTTCGGGAAAATGTGCCCGGTCGATGGGATGAGGCTTCAGACATCGTGTTTCACGTAAAAGTGGCTTTGAGCGGTGCTGAGGATGTGGGTGATAAATTTCAATTGAGATTGTCCTGGGAACACGCCGTTGAAGAAGAAGTAGTCCCTGTTACTTCTAATGACGTGGATGTAGAAACAACTGTTCTTGCCGGACGTGCTGCCCAGTATGATGAGTATGAAATAGAGTTTACTATTGATTATAATATTGATGGAGCGGGGAACGAAATAAAAATGCACGAATTATTGGGCAGCAGATTGATAAGAATAGCTGCTACTGCCAACGAGATTGCTGGCGAAGTTATTGTACTCGATTGGCATACACATTATACGGTTGATAAAATGTTCAAAGCTCCATAATTGAAAGGATGATTTGATGGCGATTTCTTATACGGACAACTATGCTTTTCCCCTATTGGAACAGGGTTCGGACGAATGGGATGCGGTTATGAATGGAATGCTTATTGATATGGATAAACTTATGGCCGAAGCCAGTAATCCTTTGGTATGGGATGATAATACGTCCGGTCGTATTGATGGTTCAGAAGTTTTAACTTATGACGGCAATGTACTACTATATATTTGAAAGGATTGTAAAATGGCCAGAGCCAAAGAAAAAGTTTTGAGTTTGTTAGGTAGTGAAACGATAGATTTAGCGGCGGTGGCAGGTACAGAAGTGGGTATGTACACAGTGCCTACGGGGAAGAAAGCCATTCCATTATTAGTGGTGGCGAGGACTTTTGATGAGGCGGTAGATGAGTCTGTTGTGACGCTCGGTAAAACAGGTGGTTCTTGTGATGAGTTTCTCGGCGACCAAACGCTTACAAATGTTGGAGCGGGATTTGCAGATGAGGCTTTAATTATGCAGCCTATTCCAAATGCGACTCCGGTAGCCGCTTTAGTTTTAGATGCTGCTGAGGAATTTGGTTGTGAAATCACTACACAAGAAACTACGGGTGCGGCGACTTGTATAATGGACTTGTGGGGTTATGAGTACGATGCTTAATTTATGAGATATAAATGAAAAATAACTCTGGAAAGTGTCCATTTGTTTTAGAGAACCAAAAATTGAAAAAAGAGATTAAGAAACTAAGAGACGAGATTGATGAACTCAAAGATAAGGTGAGAGAATTGATAATTGGAAAGGACAAAAATGAAAGCGGTGCGAAGGGATGAGGTCTTCATTGTTGGCGGTGGAAATAGCCTCAAAGACTTTCGATTCAATAAACTACGAGACAAAGATACGATAGCAGTCAATATGTCTGCTTTGGATGTGCCCAATCCGACTTTTTGTATTACAGGTGATTCGGATATTTTTCGCAAGGTGCAGGAGGGTCATTTTGAGGATGTAAAAACAACGTGGGTGATGATTCTCAGTTTAGACCATCCGGTGATGAAATGGAATAGAGGGCAGCTAATACATCGTTCGGGCTTTGTATATGATTTGTCTTGTGTAGATGTGATAATTAAGAGTCCTGGATTGGAAGGGATTGGTTTTTCTTGGAACGATTTTCGTAGAGGATGGAACAGTGGTTTTTGTGCCTTGCAATTGGCCGTATTGTTGGGTTACAAAAAGATTCACTTGTTAGGAATAGACTTAACTCTTAATGAAGGTAGGTGTCATTATCACGACAAATACAAAGGCAGGCGTATAGGTGATTCAACATTTGAACGATTCTTTCTAAATTTTGAATTTGCTTTGAACATTCTAAAAAGCAAAACGGATATTAAAGTGATTTCCCGCTCGTCCATTAGCAGGCTCAATGAATTTATACCTTATATTCCACTTGGAGATGTGTGAATATTCTTTTCAAGTATCCGTCGAGAAGCAGGCCGATTTGGTTTAAGCAGACCTTACAAAAGTATTACGCTATGATTAGAAATATCGGCCAACATCGTTTTTTGATTACTTTGAATGCTGACGATAAAACTATGAACAATCCTGCGATGAAAAACTTTATGAAAGGCTTTCCCAATTTGGTTTACAAATACGGCACTCATAAAACAAAAATAGAAGCAGTGAATGCCGATATGAAAGATGAGAATTTCGATATTCTTTTTCTTGTTTCAGATGATATGATTCCCATTGTCAAATCTTTTGACGAAGTAATAGTCAAAGCAATGAAAGAATACTTTCCTAATTTGGATGGGGCTTTGCATTTCAATGTGGGCAGATTTCAGGGCAATATAGCCTTGTCTGTTATGGGTAAAAAGCTGTACGAAAAGTTTGGCTATATTTATAACCCCATATATAAGAGCTTTGGGGCCGACAATGAATTTAGAGACGTGGTTTATAGAATGAAAAAAGTTGTCTATATTCCTCAGATAATTGTAAGGCACGTTTGGAAAGGAGAAGGTGGTACAAATAATAAAGATGCTTTGTACAGACGCAATTTTGTTTTAGGTCAAGGCGACGGTTCTTTGTATTGTTCACGGAAATCGTTATTACGAAAAGGATAGTTATGGGTATGGATAAAGATACGATGCTAACCAAGGCTTCTCATATTCCGATGCTGGCTGCGGTAGCTTTACACACCGTCGGGCCGATATTGGAGTATGGATGTGGTTTTTATAGTACGCCACTTTTGCACGAGATAGCCCTTGTGAAAAAGCGGCAGTTATTGTCTCTCGATAATTGTTGGATGTGGTTAAACCAATTCTTGTATCTTCAAAATGATAATCATACCTTTCGATATGTTAGGGACTGGGATAGATTTACAAAGTCGATAAGGCAAAATTGGGGTGTTATTTTTATAGACCACGGACCTACTTTAAGAAGGAAAGAAGATATTAGGTTATTGAAAAATAGGGCCGAATATATGGTTGTTCACGATGCGAATGTTAAAGATTATGAGTATGAGGAGGTATTTGATTTATTTGAACATCGTTATGATTATATATTCGCCGAGCCTTGGACGACGGTGTTGAGTAATAAGCATACACTTGATTTTTTGGAGAGAATCCCGTGTTGACGATATTTACTACGCCGAAGCCCTTTGCAGGGCATATCGGGATTATCCAGACGAATGCTATAATGAGTTGGACGAAATTGAAATGCAGACCGGAAATCATTTTGATAGGCAATGAGCCCGGAACCGCCCAAATTTGCAAGAAATTATATCTAAAACATATTCCAGATGTGAAAACAAATTCGTATGGGACGCCTTATTGCAGTGATATATTCAACAAGGCCCAAAAAATGGCGAGTCATCCTATAAATGTCTATGTCAATGCCGATGTTATTTTGACGGACAGCCTTAGTGAAACTGCTTTGAAATATGAAACAACCGAGCATTTTCTTTTGATAGGACGGAGGCACAATTTGGAAGTGTCTGATTTGATAAACTTCGATAGAAAAAATTGGGAAATGAGATTGAGAAAGAAGGTTATTAGAAAGGGCTCAATACATAACCACACTGGAATTGATTACTTTGTATTTAGAAGATTAGACTGGATGGAGATTCCACCTTTGGTTATAGGTAGAGTGGCTTGGGATAACTGGTTGGTATTTCAAGCGATAAAGAAAGGCCATAAGGTTGTGAATGCAACAAAGGCCATTTTTGTAGTGCATCAAACCCACAATTATAAAAAAGCGGATGGTGGTATTGCAATTCAGAAAGGGCCCGAAGCAATTCAAAATAGAAAGATTGCCGATAAGGACAGTAATGTGCATAGCGGGTTTATTACAAATGCTCCCTGGGAATTGACAGAAAAAGGAGAACTTATACGATGTCGTCCGTAGTAATTAGTATGTTAGTCGGCAGTCACAAGTCAACGAATTTTTTGGTTGAGCGAAGCGTGTCGTCAATTTTGAGAAATATAGGGACTCTCGATTATTTGTTGGTGATAGGGGTAGCTCCGTATATTGATAAACCTATTCTCCATACACTTTGTAAATTCAAAAGTTATAACGTTGTAATTATAAGAAATTGTTGTGATTCTTTTGCAAGTTTTACTAATAACACTTTTCAAAGATATGGCAAGACATCAAAGTGGTTTATAGTGGCCCACGATGATATAGATTTGAAAACTCAAAACTTTATACCCACCTTGGAGAAAACAGTAAAGCCGATGCGAGATATAGGATGGGTGAGTTTTACAGATGATGACTATTTGAATGGGAACTGGGCCCCATCTACAAGGCCCGGCTATCATCGTGATTTTTTAGAAGGTAATGCCTGGTCTAAAAGACAAATGTTTCAGTTTCACTTACTTGGCGAAGGATGGTTAAAGAGGGGAAGTTATCGGGGTTTGAATTATGACTTTCCTGAGAAGCCCGTTATATGCCACGCACCTTTTTCTCATTTTATAGCGATAGAATCCAGCAAGTTTGATTTGTGCGAAGATTGGAGCGAAGTATCTTTGCTTGTGGACGAGGATTGGGGACTATCCGCAATGAGAAAAGGACTATGGAATATATGGATTCCAAATATCGTTTATACTCATTGTAGAATTGCAGGGACAAGGGCTGCTCATATTATATCAAAGAAGGCAGGAAAAGTTCACAACTGCTTTCGACAAAAATGGGGATTTACTCATCATCTTCCGAAAAGGAAAGATTTGAAAACTGTAAAAAGGATGTATGGGAATACCAACATAGTGTGGTCTTTTGATAGAGATTCTTTTGATTGGGAATATATTTAATGAAGATAAAGATGTCTTTTATTATGATTGTATTAAACGGACTGCCTTATATAGAGGCTGTTTTGAAGAGCATTTACAAAGCTGCCTACGAAATAATTATAGTGGAAGGGGCCGAGAGGAAATGTATGTTTGCCGCGAATCTCAATGGAAGCTCTAAAGATGGGACTGTTCAATTCATCAAAAAATTCCCGGATTCTAACAAAAAGATAAGATTGATTCAAGGCAGGTGGTACGATAAGTGTGCGATGCAAAATAAAGCAATGGAGTTTGTGAAAGGTAATTACGTATGGCTTGTTGATTCTGATGAAGTGTATAAAAAGGATGAGATAATTCGTATTTTTAATATACTTAGAAATAGGCCGAATGTGTACCAAGTGACTATTCCTATAATTCATTTTTGGAAGGGGTGCGATTACATTTTGGATTCAAAAGAGAAGCCCCGCAACGAAATACAACGTATTTTTAAGATAGTCCATCCTTGTCATTTTACGACGCACAGGCCGCCTTCTTTGCTGATTAAGAAATTTGGGAGATTTGCCCAAGATATAAAAATAATGAGAGCAGATTTCTTAAAAGCTAAGGGTATTTATTGTTACCATTATAGCTACATAACATCAGAGCAAGTTAAACAAAAAGTTGCATTGTATAAAAATTATGGGTGGGAAAAACCTTGGAAGTTGGACTTAAATGATTGGTATAAAAATTGTTTTCTGAAATGGACACCTAAAAACCGGACGTCAATAGAAAGTAAATATAGAATAATTCCTTGTGATAGAAAATCAAAAACAAAACGGTTTACAGGCATTCATCCTGAATCGGTGAAAGGAATAATGAAATGCAAACATTTCAAATAAATCTGATTAAGGCAGTGAAAGAACTAAAGAAACGATTTCCCCATAGGCTTTTGAATTGTTTGGAGACAGGGACAATAAGACGCTTCTCCGACAATCATAATAGCACTCTTCATATATCAGAGACGCTTGGCGATAGTGGTTTTTTAGTTTCGGTGGATAAAAGCGAGGATTGCATAAAAGAAAGTAAAAGGGTTTGTCAAAATAGTTCAAATGTTAAATGGGTATTGGGTGATTCCATTAGCTATCTTAGACAAACAAAAGATAAATATCATCTTATCTTTTTGGATACGTCTAATGACAAGGATTTTATATTTGAGGAGTTTAGACTGGCCATTACTAAAATGGTTCCAAACGGCATATTGATAGTGGATGATGCCGGTGTGACTATGAACGGAGAGATAAACCCTCACACCACGAGAGTCAAAGGGCATAAAGTTGTTGCATTTTTGAAGTCCATAGGTTTGACCGGCTTTATTTGTAAGTCCCCCATAGGTACTCAAGTTTGGTTAAATACAACTAAGGTGGCTATCACAAAAATAAGAGAAGGATTGGAGAATGTATAAACCCGAATTGAGATATTCTTTTTGTGCAATGAGATATACCTCTCTCTATTCACAATTGTCCCTTATAAAATACTTGAATGCACTTGGCATAAACCCTTATTTGAGTTGGCAGAAAGATAGACCTCATTCTTCGGACATTATAAGGGCTTCAAAAATTTCTTATCTGCAAAGAAAGTTTGGTGATAACAAAATGGACTTTGACATTGTTTTCGCCGAATCTTCAGGATACTCACGATTTGAAAAAAATTATTTAATAGAGAGTAAAAATAACGGAAAAATTAACATAAAGATTAACAACTCGATTTCAACATATAACCAAATGTCGAATCCACATTACACACCGGACAGGACAAGAGATACTTTAGATGGTATGTATGTTAAGGGACAAAGAACTATTGACCATTTTAAGACCTTTACAGAGGATTTATTTTTCATTAACGGATGTGACCCGGATTGGGATTGGTTTAACACTAATGATTTCAAGATTCAAGTAAGAAAGGTGAAGCAAAAATACGGAAATAAACTACTTATTTTGGGGTCGTCCCTTCTTAGTGAAAAGGAATTTTCTTGGTATGAGAATATTACGAAGCAGGCGGTTAAAAGAGGTTTTCAGGTTGTAGTCCATCTTCATCCGGGGAGGCCCATTCCTAAGTTTTTCAAAGAGTCCCCTATAAGGAATCGTGTTGACAGTACGACGCCCCGATATGTTCTTTTTGCAGCAGCATCTCATATTATAGTAAATCTCTCCAGCAGTATGTCGGCGGAGTGTTTGTATCTTGGTAAAAAGGTTGCTTGTAATTCTCTTGTAACTCATTTCACAGGGTATATGGGCAAGCATTATTGGCTGAAAAACAAGCACGAATGGACAAGAAATATGCTACCGAAGATAGGTAATGCTATGTATGAGGCCGTCCCCAGAGTGTATGATATGAGAGAGTTGGATTCATTTTTAGCATCTAATGAACCTATTATAAATCAGGATGAAGTGGATACTCTTTTCGGTTGGAGAAGATGCCCAAGTTATTGTTCGCATTTATTTGAAGAAGTGGAGACAAAAGCAAATGAATTGTTATCTTTGCGGAAGTGAAAAGCATACCCAAATTGCAGACAGGGTGCGGGATAGAGATGACGTGTCAGTTTTGCGATGTGATGATTGTGGATTGGTTTTTTTATCTTCGTTTGACCACATTACAAAAGATTTCTACGAAGAATCCAAAATACACAAAGGTAAAACGTCTTTGGATTTAGCGGATTGGATAAAGACCTCTCAGGCAGATGATGAAAGAAGATTCAAGACATTCAAGTCATTTATAAAAGGTAAAAGTTTATTAGATTTTGGGGCTGGTAATTGTAACTTTCTTTTCAAGGTGGATAAATTAGCGGGTCGAACAGTAGGCATTGAACCGGAGGCACGTATAAGAACACAGTTATCAAAAAGCCTTGAAAGAGATTCCATTGAAATCTACGAAAATATATCCGAATTGAATTCCGCAAGATTTGACATAATCACGATGTTCCACGTAATAGAGCATTTACCTAATCCTGTGTCTATTATTAAACAACTCAAAAGTCTGTTGACAAAGAACGGTAGAATTATAATAGAGACTCCAAATAGTAATGACGCTTTGATTAGTTTGTATAAGTGCAAGGCTTTTATGGACTCTACATTTTGGAGCTGCCATTTGTTTTTGTATAACGATATGACTTTAGGAGAAGTTTGTAAGCAATCGGGTTTATCACATCACAACATAGGTCAAGTTCAAAGATATCCTTTGACTAATCATTTATACTGGTTGGCCAGGGGAAAATCCAACGGACAAGAGCAATGGTCTTTTCTTCATTCGGATGAACTAAATGATTTGTACATCAAACAATTAAAGTCGCTAAATAGTTGCGATACTTTATTAGGGGTATTTTTCAATGGCAATTAGTCTTCAACATTTCATAATAAGTAGATTCAACTTAGGCTTGTTTGATAAATATGAAGAAAATATCGCTCTTGAGTGGATGAATTATCGGCTTTGGTTGTTTGATTATTTCACGTATCCTTCGGTAGTTTCTCAAACAAATCAGAATTTTGTGTGGATTGTTCTTTTCGATGAAAAGACACCGATGTTATATCGTCGTATTATTAAAAAGTATAGTCGTATATCACCTATTTATAGTAAATCAACGTCAGTCCAAGATTTAGCAATGAAAGTCGTAAAACGATTTATACGTCCCGAAGTTGATTATATCATAACGACAAGGATGGATGTAGATGATATGATAAGTAAGGACTTTATACAAAGAGTTCAATTCGATATGCCAAAGAAAGACAACTTTCAATTAGTATTTCCCCTTGGTTATGTTTTCCGTTTGCAGGACAATGTTTTGATGGAGAGGGAATATCTCTATAACCAGTTTCCTTCTTATATTGAAAAGAACTCTGATAATGTTAAAACCGTTTGGTTTACCCAACATAATTTGTTGCACAAAACAGCCGAATCAAAAGAGGGTGTACGGAATAGAATGTGGTGTTGGGTTCTTCACGATAAAAATTTGTGCCCTGCTTCAGTGCCGAAAAACTATTTACTTCCTAAAGTGAATGTGAATCTTTTACAGGAACAATTTGTTTTCAATTGGAGAAATTATTATGAGCATTTTTGTAATTGCAGAGATAGGAATCAACCATAACGGCGATATAGACATTGCAAAAAAGTTGATAGACTTAGCTGTCGGGGCGGGGTGTGATGCTGTGAAATTTCAAAAGAGGACCGTAAACAAAGTCTATGCCAAAGAGTATTTGGATTCACCCCGTGAAAGCCCTTGGGGAAGTACTCAAAGGGCCCAAAAAGAAGGTCTTGAATTAGGCCAAGATGATTATGAACAAATACACAGTCATTGTGCAAGTAGAAAGATAGAATGGTTTGCGTCCGCGTGGGACGTGAGTAGCCAAATCTTTCTTCGTCAATTTGATTTGAAGCATAATAAAATAGCGTCTGCTATGTTGATACAGGAAGAATTATTAAGGGAGGTATCGGAAGAGAAAAGGCATACTTTTATTTCTACCGGTATGAGTAATTTATCAGATATATCAAGAGTTACAAAAATCTTTCGTATGCACAACTGTCCGTTTGAATTGATGCACTGTGTTTCTGTTTATCCGATGGACCCGGCTGATGCTAATTTGAATTGCATAAATCTCTTGCGAAGAACATATCACTGTGACGTGGGATACAGTGGTCACGAGTCCGGGCTGGCTATTTCTTATGCTGCCGCCGCTTTGGGAATAACAAGTCTAGAAAGGCACATTACTTTAGACAGGGCAATGTACGGTTCGGACCAGGCGGCGTCTGTAAGTCCGGCCGGGCTGTATGAATTAGTGGGGGCCGTGAGAAAAATAGAGAAAGCAATGGGCAACGGTTTGAAAACAATAACAGAACAAGAAAAAATCAACGCTTTAAAACTTAGGAGTCACTTATGAAAAATGAATTTAAGATTTTTTCACACGGTGGTGAAGATGGTATTCTGATGTATCTCTTTTCTAAAGTGGGTACTACCAATCATTGTCTTGTTGAATTTGGGAGTGGTCCAGCCGGACATAATTCGGCGAATCTGATAATCAACCATAAGTGGAATGGTTTGTTGATGGATGCCGTGAAGAAACACGTCAATACAAGTAGAGATTTCTATAATGAGAAATTGAAATTAGAATCTAATAGAGTTCAAATAGTACAGTGTTTTATAACAGCGGAGAACATTGAACAGGTACTTTATGAAAACGGAATACCAAATGAAATTGATTTGTTGACGATTGATGTTGATGGAAATGATTATTGGATATGGAAGGCCATAAAAAATATAAATCCTCGTGTTGTTGTTATTGAATATAATTCCTCAATAAGACCTAATTGGTGTGTTACAACTAAATATGACCCAAAGTTTGATAGACACAGAAAAGGGAATGTTTTTTATCACGGGGCTTCTTTATCTGCTCTTATCAAACTAGGGTTAGAAAAGGGTTATTGTTTTGTTGGTTGTGATTCTGAAGGTTACAATGCTTTTTTTGTTCGGAAAGATGTTGCCAAAGGTAAAATAGAAACCTCCAATATATCAGATTCCTTTCGACCGCACGCAATTCGATTACAAACAGTGCCACTTGAAAAGCAATTTGAAATTACAGATAAATTAGATTTTGAAGAGGTATAACAAATGAAAAACTTATTTTTAGTTCAAGGCAAGGTAGTTTTAATAACAGGTGGGGCCGGTGGAATTGGTTCGGCTTTAGTGAAAGGATTTTTTGAAGCAGGTGCAAAGATATGTGTTTTTGATAGGAGAGAGGATAGTGTTGCAAATTGTTTTTACACGGCTGTTGATTTGTCAAAACCAGCAAACGTAGAAATGGCATTTGACAGATTTATGGAACACTTTGGTCGAATAGACGTGCTTATAAACTGTGCCGGTATTACTACTCCTATTTTTGGGAATAACTTTCCCTTGGACTTGTGGATGGAAGTAATGAAGATAAACCTCGATGCCGTTTTTCTGCTATGTAAACTGACCGGTCTTCAAATGATTAAGCAGAAGATAAAAGGCAGCATCATAAACTTTACCAGTATCAATGCCGCCCAGGCTATGCCAAACAACCCTGCTTACGCTGCGGCTAAAAGTGGAGTGCGGATGCTTACAAAGTCTCTTGCTTACGATTGGGGTAAGTATGGGATTCGAGTCAATAATCTTGGGCCTGGTTATACTGAAACTTCAATGAATCAGAAGAGCCTTGATAATCACTTTGCCTACAAATTAAGGGCTGACAGTACGATGTTAGGGAGATGGGCAGACCCGGAGGAAATGGTGGGGCCTGCCCTGTTCCTGGCTTCTGATGCTTCAAGTTATGTTACAGGTACGGACTTGTGGGTAGATGGGGGCTGGCTTTCTAAGGGGATATTACAATGAAATTCGATGGTATATGTGCCGTCATTCCGGCAAGGTCTGGTTCAAAATCAATTCCAGATAAGAACATCCAGCTATTAGCCGGACTGCCTTTGATAGCTCATTGCATTTCTACTGCAAAATCCGTTCCAGAGATAAATAGAATCATTGTCTCTACGGATTCTAAATTGTACCAAACAATGGCTATAAAGTATGGGGCGGATGTTCCTTTTCTCAGACCTGATTCGATTTCTAAGGATGATAGTTGCGATGCAGAGTGGGTGAATCATTTATTACAATGGTTAATAATGGAAGGAAAAACATTGCCTAAGTATTTGATTCATCTTCGGCCTACGTCACCCTTACGAAAACCTGAGTATGTTAATCGAGCCATCCAATATATCGAACAGCGTCCAGACGCTACGGCCCTACGTTCTGTCGTTGAAATGGCCCAGTCAGCCTACAAACACTTTGAGATAGACGGTGATTACTTGAAGATAGTAGGCTCTGGTTCGTTTAATTTAGATGAGGCCAACCTCCCCCGACATTTCTACACCACAACTTATGACGCGAATGGATACGTTGATATTCTGAAAACGTCACATATTTTAGAAACGGGTAAAATTCACGGGAACAGAGTGTTACCATTCTTGGTTCCCCGAATCACTGATATTGATTCAATGGAAGATTTGGAGTATGCAAGATATGAGGCTGAAAAATGAGTAACTATTTGAAGACGTTGTATTTTAGAAAAGAAAAGGGAGAGAACGACTATCCCCAAAAACTTTGTGACCATCTAATTGAACGATATATTGGACCATCCAATTATAAGAGAAGACTATTGGATGTGGGGAGTGGTAAGGGTAATCATCTTGAGGGATTTGCGAGAAGAGGTTTTTTAGTTCGGGGTTTGGATAACAAGTCTGAATGTGTAAATGCTTCTTGTTATAAAGTTTCACTTTGTGATATAGAGAGAGAGTCCTTCCCTTTTCGGGACAATGAGTTTGATGTTGTATTCTCTAAGTCCGTTCTTGAACACGTATTTAATGCAGATAATTTTCTTTTGGAAGTTCATCGAGTATTAAAAGTTGGTGGGATTGCCGTATTGATGACACCTGATTGGAATACTCAGCACGAGATTTTTTGGGATGACTATACACACGTAAAGGCTTGGACAAGAAAATCACTGCAAAACGCAATGCGAATAAAAGGATTTATAAACGTTGAAAGCATTCTATTTAGACAACTTCCTATACTATGGAAGTATCCTTGGTTAAAAGTTCTTTGTGATATTACCTCTTTATTACCACATTCTTTGAAGTGGAAAGACAAAAAAGAAGAACAGTTTAGGATGTGGATTCGTTTTTCAAAAGAAAAGATGATATTAGCTACTGGAGTCAAAAATGATAAGTAACATCAGACATATAGGAATTGTAGTCAAAGACTTTGAGCGTTCGTTGAGATTTTACAAATTGATTGGATTTGAAGAAAGCCAACGAGGTCAAATGAAAGAACCTTCAGACTATATTGATAAATTGTCGGCTGGAAAAAACATTAAAGTAACTACTATCAAATTAGCTGCTCCTGATAACAGTATGATAGAATTGTTAGACTATGGGGACACTACTAAAGTGGAAAACAGGTCTTTGTTCACAAACGGCATCGCTCATTTTGCTGTGACTGTAAAAGATGTTGAAAAAGTGTATGAGAGATTGGTGCAAGAAGGAATCGAGTTTTTATCTCCGCCTCTTATATCCCCAAACGGATTTGCTAAATTGGCATTTTGCAAAGCACCGGAAGGAACTTTCATTGAAATAGTTCAGGAGTTATAAAATGAAAAACTTTGTTGTCGTGGGCTACTTTACAAGAAATACTTTCTATGAAGACCATACCAAGGTGCTTGTGAAATCTTTGGACAAGTACAAAATACCTTACTACATCGAAGGAATCGAAAGTTTGGGGGACTGGTACAAAAACGTCAATTATCAGCCGACTTTCATATTGAAAATGATGAAGATGTTTCCTTCCAACGATATAGTAAGTATTGATTGTGACGCCGAATTTTTTGGATACCCTGAATTGTTTGAGGAGATAGAAGAAGACATAGCTATTCATTTATTCGACCAAAGCCATATTAACAAAAAATCCACTACATTTGAAGTGCTTAGTGGTACTATATTTTTGAAGAACAACGAGAGGACATATAAGTTAATGAAAAGATGGGAAGAGCTTTGTATAGGCAATGCCGACAAAGGCCGGGGCAATCAAAAGGCGTTAGAGCAAACACTGAATGGTAATTTTTATAACCTGCCGGAATCGTACTGCAAAATATGTAATGCAAGATGTTCTGTTAAATATCCTATTATTGTCCATTATCAGGCAAGCCGTACAATGCGAAGAAATAAAGGCAGACTCGTAAGGAGCAATTCACGGGAAATGTTACCACCTGTTATGAAATTACATTTGAATTGATGCAGGACACACGCTTGGGTCCTTTCCAACAGCTTTCACCGGCTGAACTCAACTTCAAGGTGTGTCCTGCTTTATCTAATCGAATAATGTTCCTGTAAGACTTTCACTTATTTTTTGTTTTATTTCCTTTGTTCTTGTATAAGAGCCTGAGAACATATTGTTATAGCCTAATAATTTTACCACATACCAATTCTTGTACGTGCGTCACCATAATTATTTGCAAATCAAAATCCTCAGCCAATCCTTCCAATAGCATCTTCACATTTTCTCTATATTCTGCCGATACAAATTTGAAAGGCTCATCCATAGCCAGAAAACGTCTTTGCCTGGGCTTTGCCAAGACCAAACAACTTAGACGTAGGGCAAATGCAGCTATATCGACCACGCCCCCACTATCGCTGTTTAACGGATTTTCAATTTCATTACCATCCTTAGTCAATATCAAATTGGCCTCGGTCCGTCCCCGTTTCTTCTCAAAATGAATCTCAAAACCATAATCATCTTCAAAAACAGTCACCAAACATCGGGTGACAACAGCCGCTATTTGATTATGGGCTTGCTGCTGTATTAGTTGGGCGACTTGCTGCACGATGTCTTGGGCCTCTTCAATATGGGCCAAATGGTCTTCGGATTCGATAAGAATGGCCCGCTCATTTTTGAGTTGGGTTTGAGTTGATTTTAGCTCGCCGAGCATTTTATCAACTTTGATTCTTGTGTTAGTTAGGTTCATCTTCTTCCCATTCATTTTCAAAGTTATCCATAGCCTGTTCAAATTTCTTTTTGGCTACGACTAATTCCGCTTCCAATTCTTTGAGCTTCTTTTTAGCCGACGGCAGAGAATCGCACCCAAATTCCTTCTTTAGCCTTGCCATTATTTCTTCCAAAGCACCCTGGGCCTTATCTGCTCGTTGCCTGGCTTTTTCTACTTTCTCTTTGAGTTGTGTATAATGACTTAGTTCATTCATCTTAATTTCCTTTCAATTCACAAATAACCTCTGGCCAACAATAGTTGGGGTCTCCTTCAACAGCCACTACTATCCATTCCTTCTTGTCACTAAGTATCAAGACATCTCCGACTACAGGGTATCGGTTGACAATCACAGTACCTTCGGGTTCCCTAAATCCATCTTGATTGGGAAATTGACACACTACCGGTACATCATACGATATGCTCATTTTCCCATAGCCTCCTGTTTTTCTTTGAGCATTTTGGGATTGTCGTGGATGTTGCCGATGACTTTACATCTTAGAAATTCACACAATAAACGAGTGTCAAATACCGGTCCTGAACAATCTCGGAATTGGATATGCCTCACTCGGAAGGCCCCGTTTTCATATATGACTTCTCCGTCTTCTATATGAATAACGATAAATCTGCGCAATTCAATTATATCTCCACCGTATATCTTCTTGCCGTTCTTGTCTTCGACTCCGGTATATTGACCGACTGTTTCAGGGATGACTTCAATAAGTCCACACAATCTTTTTTTGGAATCAATGCCCGTAAATTCATAACCTTGTTTTGCAATCCAAACTCCGTCTCGCATAGTAATTAAATTACCGTACACCCACTCGTCGTTGTCTTTGCGTTTGCCTCTGAATTCTATTTCTCTCATTTTCCCATAGCCTCCAATATAACTTTTTGGATTTCTAAATCTACCTTGTTTGTTTCAAAGTATTGTTTTATAGCATCGGAAAAATCCAAAGCCGATTTTCCCAGCTTTTCTAATTCCTGCATAAATGCCGTGGTGTCTAATTGATGTGTTTGTTTGCCTTTGGATGATTCTAAATACTTGTCTTTTGATATGTCGAGGTAATGTCTTTTGATTTCGCCCGATTCCAATAGTAATCCAATTTGGGGTTGATAATCGGCTTCATCTGATTTTCGCCTCATCATTGCACCACAATTGAAAATTGAAGTACGGCCTGCCTGTGTTAAAAAACCTTTGTGATTATCACCGTAAACAATTATATCATAACCATAGTAAAAGTTCTCATCATCTCTCTCGTCTGTTTTCAATCGTTTTTCTTGTGGTGCGTTGGGATAACAATAATTAGGAATCCAAATATAATCGTGAACTACGGCTATATGTATTTTACCATCGTCCATCGCAGGTATAGATGACAATGAGAATCCAAAGGGGAATCCGTGAAGAATCAAATTATTTGTTTGTATAGGTTTATTAGGAAACAAAGGAGTAATAGTACCAGCTTTTACTAATGTCCAAAATGCACTTCGCTTAATATCTTCAAACTGATGAAGGGCCAAGTCGTGTTGTCCGGGAATGGCATACATTGATTCAGGAAGACTTTCAATAGCAAAATTGATTAGTTCAGGCGGGCTGTTCCATCGGTCAAAAATGTCCCCGGCAGCTATTACGGGACAATTATTTTCAGTAGCTATTCTATTTATCTCATCCAAAGGTCTCTTCATAGCCTCAAACCAATCCGGCTCGGCAGAGCGCCATACCGGGGGATTCAAACTGAAATGAGAATCAGCTACGAATATGGCTATAACTTTTTCATCGGAGCCCCGCATAGTGGACATTTGTCTCCAACGGCTTTGTTGAATTTCATTTTGGATTGTTTTAATTCGACCTCTGCTTGACATCGACATTCCTTTCTATCGGCAAGACTTTCTATTCTTAATTCCAATTCATATATCTGCTCTTTTATATCGTCTGTATATTCTTTGGCTTTTTTCACGCGGGCTAAAGAAGGTGGTTTGGCTTTTTTCCTTGCCTTATATGTTTTGGCTGATTTTATCAAATCTGATAATGTTTGAACGTCTGCACTGATTTTGAGGGATAAATCGCCCGCAGACATAGCTATTCCGCCGACAGACGCTTGATTTGAGGCGATTTTACAGGCCTGGGTATAGTTTTCCCCTAATTTAAGTGTTTCACGCCTTATATCGCAAATACGGGCTTTTCCCAGATAATCGATTTGAAGGGATTCCACTTGTTCTAAATCAGTATTTATTCTTTTAACCCACTGGAGTTTTTCCTTCTGTTCGGAAAGATTATCAACTCTGCTTTGGACCACTTCGATTGTGGAGCGGGCCTTTCGCAATTGGGCTGCGATGGTTGCTTGTGTCTTGTCTATAATATCTAAATTTACAATAGCATTCAATTCACGGGACACTTCACCGGCAGTTAGCGAAAACCAAAACGGCGGTTCGTGCTGGCCTAAAGTATTAACACCTTGAAAATTGATATCTGAAAGATTTAAGATTTGAGTTATCTTTTTTGGGACATCAGTACCAAATGCCTCAAACACTTTCTTTCCGAGCTTATATGTATTGATACTTTTGCTGCGTGTTCTTGTAATTTTAGTTTTATCAACAGTCAATCGAACAGAAGACTTGTCAGCATCCCAATGGATATAGGAATCCCCGGTGGGTTTGTTTCGGGCCACCCAACGCAATGCCCGGAGAATCCAGGACTTGCCTAAGAAACTTTTACCCACAATGCAAGTGATGGGCTGATTGCAGTCTATATCGATTCTCTCGTTAGCACCGAAATTTTTGATTTGCAGTTTTTCTATCATTGAAATCTCTAATAATCCTTTCTTCGTCTGGCAACGTGTCTGTTCATTGTACTCGTAGATATTCCGAGAAGCCTTGCCGCTTTTGTCAGATTGCCGTTTGTATAAGCAAGGGCAATAGTGATTTTTTGGTCAAACTGTTCCGGCGTTTCTCTTTGTAAAAGAATTTCAAGAGTTTTGGTTATGTTGTCTTTTGTTTTTGTCACGTTTTTTCTTTTTCCTTCGTTTGATTTTTGGTTTTAACAATTCCCATTTAATTCCCAGTCGAACCAAATCAGACGAACCATATAAAATCTTCCTGATTCGATTTTCTATCTCAATCTTTTTTACGGCATATTGGGCAAATTCCAAATTGTCGAATTGTCCGTGCCTGGATATAATTTCACAGCGAGTCCATTGATTAAGTAGGCTATAGATTTTTTGTGCTTCAGACTTTTTCAACCTCTTCTCATTTCTCTTTTTGGTAAAAATGGCCCATTTTTATATATCTTTACCCATCTTTTATCCATACTTTTGATATATTTGGGGTGGACTTTGGTTAAGAAATTTCTCAAAGTAGTAACGACAAAGGTATGTTTATTGATTGAGTTCACGATGGTAGAGGATACTAATAAGGCACACTTCATATTATACAAAATTTTGTGAATTTGAACAGGAAAACATATTAACGTTTCCCTTCGATTTCTCTTTGTAATGAGTAGCCAAGAGAAAGCCTCTGCATTATGGCAATCGGTTTGGGCCTGCTCAATAAATTTTTCATACATTTGGATTTTGTGATTGGGTGTGCGGTCTAATAAATCAGCATAACTATATTTGGAATAGCCTGTTTTGATTTCAATGGTGCATAAATCAATTAGTGGTTGGCCGATGGGGTCGATAGCCTGCACATCTCCATATTGGCCAAAGGTAGTTTGATTCTTTTTGCTGCGGGTTTTAGCCCTGGCTCCACTGCCCGACGTTCTCCAAAATACATCATCCCTTTCATTTTCTGTCCACCATAGACTTAGTAATTTACAGATATGTCTTTCAAACGATGAACCTTTTGCACTTCCTTTTGTCATTTCTTTTTCCTCGATTGTTCTTTTACCGCTATATGGACTCCAATATCAGGTAGGTAATATAATTTTTCATTTGGATGTGTTTTAATTTTTGTTGTACGCCATTCCATTATATCCTTTAGTCTAAGTTTTTTATTATCCGTTACTTTTTTAGCTTCGGCTAAGATTGCACTTTCTAATGTTCGTATACTCATTTCTTAATCTCCTTTTCCCTTGTATAAAAGGGCATTCTATCTCGGATAGACCTCATACCTAATAGTTTAGTGACCTGTCGCCATCCCTCTTCTGATAACTCATCATCTTGTAGTCTGAATCGATGAGTACCTTCCATTGGCAGCTTTATCAGCTTTCGATTTCTTGCATATAGTGGAAAAGAGGCAGATGTCGCAATTTTTTTGAATGTTTTTGTATGTTTATCTAACTCTCCTGTTAAGTATTTGATAGCTGTTTTCTCTCCCACACCGGGCACTCCGGGTACTTCATCAGTGGAACATCCAGCGATTATTTTTACTACGGCCCATTCTTTCGGAAGAATATCATATCTCTTTTTGAATCCTTGCAATGTAAGCGTTTTATTTGTTTGGGGATTATAACAGGACACATTTGAACGAATACATTGATATAAATCTTGGTCGGATGTTACAATAATGGCTTCATCATTATCATCTATATGCAAACAAATGGATGCTATTATATCATCACTCTCATAACCTTTTTGCCAAAAGATATTACGAAAGCCTATGGTACGAAGATACATTGTGCGTAATCTTTTCATCTGGTTTCGGAACGCATTTTCAAATTCTTTTTCTTCCGGTGCCCATTCTTTATGCCGCATCCTTCGGGATTTTTTGTAATCAGAAAAAATTTCCTCTCGTTTACTACTCGTACTGTCCCAACAAAATACAAAATGTGATGTATCTTTGAAGAAATTTCCCATATTTTGTAATGAGGGAAGACTTCTTAGGAATCCATAAATGACTCCAGTAGGCGTTCCCCCATACGACAATCCGCCTATGGAATGTTTTGCCCGGTGGCAAAGATAATTGCAATCGAGTATTAACCAGGTCTTATTCATTTTTTCTCAATTCCTTATCTATCAAATCAAACACATTTAAGTCATTTATCTTTTCAAAATCGCTTGGGATAGAAGTATATGAAAAGTCGGATGTTGTTATATCCCAATATATAGGCGATTTTTTATGATGCAAAACTCCGATGCCAAAGACTTGAGCATCTGATTTGAATTTTATTACATCACCTGGTCTAAGATTTTGGTTTTCACTCATATTTCCGTTTTCTTTTAATAGAACACGCTTCGTCGATTTCATTCCACACATCGCTAACAATATCTTTCAGGTCTTTTTCCAAACCTTCTTTTTCGATAAACTTAATGAACTTTTTTCTGGTTCCTTTGAATTCAAATTCCGGGGCCCGTATCTTTTCCCCGGATTTCCTCCAGTGCTTTTCATCCAACAGGTAATCAACGCAACTACCTATGTCGTCAATTCCAAAGGAATAGTATATGGGCATTTCAACAGACCGTTGCCTACCAGTGAGGCGATTTCGTTTGACCTGGACTTTGCATAGCGTGCCTAATTGTCGGTTTTTGCTTCTAACGGTCCTCTTGATTGATTTTTTAACGCTTGACCAAATAACAATACAAGCATAAAAAGCCAGAGAGTGCCCACCACTACGAGTCTTTTTTGCAAAACCAAATCCCAAGTTATCCCTTGTTTGGCTAATGACAATTAAAATAGAACCAGACTTGCGAAGATAAGTAAGTAGTTGGCGGATACTTTGGGAGTTTATTTTGGCCTTGCCATCACCATAAGAGCCAACAGCCTTTCGCCCCTTACGATATGCTGTTTTATGCTCATCAAATTTTTCACCTTCGTAATCACTGCTCAACGCATCCATCGAATCTAATATATATATGAAAGGTCTTTTCATTTTAACAGCGTCATCAACGTGATAATAAAATTCTTCGATGGTATCAGAATACAGCTTTCCTATGCTGGGTGGTTCTATCCGAGATGCAACAGCCTTACCAAAAAACTTTTCTATATCCATCAATGCACCATCTTCGGCATTATCAAATATGAAACGATAATCTTTGAAATTGGGATTGATAGATGCTTCGGCCAAACAAGTCAAAGACAGAAATGTCTTTCCCGAATCGGTATCACCTACAAGATAATAATAGTGTCCTTTTTTGAAACCACGATTCGGCTTTCCTGTACAAGCCAAATTCAACAAAGTCGAACCGGTGGACAAAAAATCCTTTGCAGATACTTTACGCTTCTGCTTTTTCTTGCGTAATGCTTTTTTGAGGTCTTCGGTTTTCATAAGAAAAAATGTAGTGGAATATGAGGG